TAATTAACAAAGGTGACTTACACTCATTTCGAGATCTTATTTCTTTCTAGAAGTCTTAGTCTTGTAAATTTTTTCATATTCCTTCTGGCTCTCTACGAAATTTCTATCGCGTTTTTTAGCCGGATCATCCCTAATCAAAATGTACGTCAATAGATCGACAATCTTAGGAGAATTACCTTTTGGTTTGGGAACCCTTTTTAATTTTTTCCGAGCATTTTTCAACTGCTTGGTCGTTGGCATTTATATATGTCAATATTTTCAATCCACCTCGTCAATGGTTGGACCCTTTGCAGCAGCCTCCGACTCTGGTTGCTGCTGACACGACATGTATAGTTCTGTGAGTTCCTTTTGCTTATCCTCAATTTCATCAACTGTGGCTGAACGGTTGTTATCAATCCACTGGATAACTTCCTCTACCTTCGTTTTTATAACTGACTTGTTTGTGTCATCAAACTTACAATCTTCCCCTTCAACCATATTACGCATACTATACGCAGAGTTCTCTAGATCGTTCATAGCCTTCATCTGTTTCTCATAAGCTTCATCTTCCTCCCTGTATTTTTCCGCATCCTGAACCATACGTTCAATTTCCTCCTTGGAAAGACGCCCCTTGTCGTTGGTAATCACGATCTTTTCAGACTTACCAGAAGCCTTATCCTCTGCAGTGACATTTAGAATACCATTTGCATCTACGTCAAAGCAGACATTAATCTGTGGGACACCCCGGGGGGCGGGTGGAATGCCCGTCAGGTCGAAAGTTCCAAGCAGGTGATTATCTTTTGCACGAGAGCGTTCTCCCTCATATACCTGGATGTGAACACCCGGTTGATTATCCGAATACGTCGAAAAGATTTGTTCCTTCTTAGTTGGGATAGTTGTATTCCTGTCAATGATCTTAGTCATTACACCACCAGCAGTCTCAAGACCGAGAGATACAGGTGCAACATCAAGCAGGAGAAGATCTTGGACATTGTTGTTGTCAACACCCGAAAGAATAGCAGCCTGAACAGCTGCACCGTAAGCTACCGCCTCATCTGGATTGATACTCTTGTTTAGATCCTTATTATTGAAGAAGCTAGAAAGCATCTGTTGAATCTTGGGAATACGAGTCGATCCTCCTACAAGTACAACTTCATCAACCATAGACTTATCCATCTTTGCGTCGCGAAGCACTTGCTCAACGGGTTCCATACACTTCCTAAATAGATCAGAGTTCAACTCTTCGAATCGTGCACGAGTAATTGTCGTATAGAAGTCGATTCCTTCAAACAATGAATCAATCTCCACCATCGTCTGAGCAGTAGACGAAAGGGTTCGCTTAGCACGCTCACACGCGGTCCTAAGACGACGAAGAGCTCTAGGGTTTCCAGAAATATCCTTCTTATTCTTTCGACGGAACTCGTCAGACAGATGCCGAAGGAGACGTGCGTCGAAATCTTCACCACCCAAATGAGTATCCCCAGCAGTAGCCTTCACTTCGAAAATACCACCCTCAATATTGAGAAGTGAAACATCAAAGGTACCACCACCGAGATCGAAGATCAACACATTCTTATCTTCATCCTTATTCTTGTCTAGACCATAAGCAATAGCAGCCGCTGTTGGTTCGTTGATGATGCGAAGACAGTTAAGTCCTGCAATAGCGGCAGCATCCTTTGTAGCTTGACGCTGTGAATCGTTGAAGTAAGCAGGTACAGTTACCACAGCATCTTTTACTGTTTTACCCATGAAAGACTCTGCAATCTCCTTCATCTTAACCAATACCATCGAAGAAATCTCTTCGGGGGCAAATTGCTTCTTCTCGCCGTGAAACTCGACGTTAATCATGGGTTTGTCTCCCGAACCCTGAACAACTTCATAAGACCAATCTTTCAGATCTTCTTGAACTTTCTTTTCAGAAAACTTACGACCAATAAGCCGCTTTGCGTCAAAGACTGTATTCTTGGGGTTCATTGCTGTCTGATTTTTTGCGGCATCTCCGATGAGACGCTCATTATCTGTAAAGGCGACATACGACGGGGTTGTACGGTTTCCTTGATCATTTGGAATAATCTCTACACGATCATTCTGCCACACACCAACACACGAGTAAGTAGTTCCTAAATCGATACCAATAGCTTGAGACATTATGTACATGATATACGGATGAAATCTTTAATCTCCTAAAAGAAATCAAGACGATCTGCGAGATTCGGAAATGTCATTCTCTTGAACTTGTTTTCCATATACTCAAACATATCAAGTCTACACTGTGAATACCGAAGTCTCTCAGCAAGTGAGTACAATTGACAATTTTGACGAGCCGGTAATGGCACCCATGTATCAAAGTTGTCATTGTACCAATTAGATTTCATATTATTTTCATACTCTTTGTTCATAGACTCAATCAAAGACTCTTCAAGTAACTCATCTTCCTCTTGTCGAAGCATCTTTTCGATGTCCTTGATGATAAGATCGTATGATTCTGTATTTTCACCATTGATGTAACTACTACGCTTCATATATTTCAATTGTGACAGTTTAGAATACATCCGTTACATATGATTACCGATGTAACTTTAAGCAAAATAAATTATAAACATATGATAGAATGTCATTGTCACTCGACGACATACCTAAAAAGGTTCAGTACATGGTAATCGATTCAAAATATGTCAATGGAAGTAACAATACCTTTTCCGTTAATTTAACATTGGAATCAAACACTCATATCGAGAACATGAACAATGTACTCGGTATAAAGATGGTAGATTTTTACGTTACACAGATTGGAAAGGCTAGTTCATCTACACAAGCCAGTAACATACCCAAATATATAGATATTACCTGTCCAGAGATTCCTAAAGCTGCACAAATGCTGGATGAGCGTCATGGTAGGTTATTCGCACGTATACCCCTTGAAAGGCATTATGCTAGTGGATCTAATACAGTGGTAAAAGATAAAGAATGGAAAAGTTTTGAAAGACATACAAACTATTTTAACCCGATGTCCATCAAACAGTTAAATTTTAGTCTATACGAAAGTCAAGAAAATGGTACGTACACATTTCTCAAACCTGGAGTAAATTGGTATATGGTACTCGAAATAACTGTCGTTCACCCAAAAGAAAAACCAAAAGACAAGAATGTTCTAATACTTCAAGCTCTGGAAAAGCTAACAAATAAGATTGAAGTACTCAACATGAATGTCAAAAAATTACCCGATAAACCTCAAGAACACGAGACTAAAAAGTATCCATTTGGATATCTTGTCATCGCGTTGATATTGATATTGGGAACTTTCATTTACATGGTGAATAAAAGCAGTCCTCCCCAAGCGATGTAAGAAGATATCCAATACGGGGCTTGAACCCGCAACCTTCGCGTGCCTTAATAGATATAACTCTATACGAATATACGATGTATAAGCACGACGCTCTAACCGATTGAGCTAATTGGATGTATGCTACCAGAGGGTTTCGATCCCCCTACTTCGAACTTACAAGGCCCGCACTCTTCCGATTGAGTTATGGCAGCGACTAAATAGTATTAGTGTTTATTCTTTAATATGATTACGCGACAGAAGCCTTCTTGGTTGTAGTCTTCTTTGTGGTAGTAGCCTTAGGCTTGGTGGTTGCACACTTGCATTCACCAGCGGGACCAGGAGGGCCTGCGGGGCCTGTGGGACCAGCAGGGCCTGGGGGACCCTGAGAACCGGGGCCACCAGAACCACCACAGTTATCAACCATCTTGAGAAGAATACTGTAAAGTCGTTCCTTGTCGATACGAAGCTTACCCATTTCCTCGGAGATTTCTTGCTTGAGAGCGTCCATGTTTATATACATAAAAGAAAGATTATCTTTATGTATAATGATCTTCATAGGACCAACTTTGTTGAGTGGTATTGGGCAGCATACCAAGAAATACATGGACCTTTTTCCGGGAAGTGAATACTTTATGTATAGTGAAGACATCCCGGAATGTGAAAATGCGTTTCTATTTGCAATTCCAGTCGAAACTATTCTTACTAGGATTCCCTATATCAAGTCCAGATGTAAAAAACTTATCTGTATGACAGTGTGTGAAACTGAAACGGTGCATGAAGATTATGGAAAGTTATTCGAACACTTTGATCGGATAGCTGTTCCAAGTGAATTCTGTAAACGTGTTCTGACACGACAATTTCCCGACAAAGAATTTTACATTATTCATGCATATATCCCAACGACACCATATGTCTTCTATCACATAGGCAATATCCTAGATCCAAGAAAGAATTTTAGAAAGATACTGGAAGCCTTCATTCGTCTCAATAAACCCGATACAAAGTTACTTGTCAAGTCTACGTGCAAAGAGGAGGTAACGATAAACATGGACCGAGTTGAAGTAATCAATGGTCTTGCAACCGAGGATGATATGAACGTTCTTCATAGTCGCGGACACTGTTACGTGAACTTTTCAAATTCCGAAGGTGTAGGAATGGGTGCAATCGAAGCGGCTGTGAGAGATAAACCCGTGATTGCGACAAATTATGGAGGACCAACTGAATACCTCAAAACACCCTACATGATTGATTGTGAACTTCAAGAGTTGGAAAATGACGACTTCCTTTTTAAAAAGGGTATGGTTTGGGGGAAACCAAAGTTCGAACAGCTCTTGGAATTCATGGAAGATGCAT